TAGGGTCTCATCCACCGTCGTTTGATGCTGACATCGACGGGACGTCCCTGACGTTCCAGATGGTCTGGATCCTGAAAAGGAAGAATCATCTTCTTAATCAGGAACTTCAGCAATGCGCCCTCGCCAGAAATTGGTGATTCCGGCGTAATCGAACGCTGCACGTAGCCCCGAACAAGGGCCACGTGCGACTTGGGATCAGCGTATTCGGCTTCGTAGCCGAATGCCACTGATGTTCTCCCAAGCACTGCTGATGTCGGCTCGACGATCGGAAAGTTCCCTCGAAAGAGGGAGCGAATCCTATCGTCGAGCTTGCTTACGGTCCTCCAGTAACCAGCCTCGTAAAGCTGATTACGGAATGACACCAAGCTGACAATTTCAGATACGTCAGTGAGGGACCGAGGCAGATCCTTGCGAAGACGAATGGGGGTTACCCACTCACCATCGTAGTAATCACCTCCGCAAGACTCCCGGAATTTGCCATTCCAGAAGGACTTGTCAAAGTTCACAACCAACCCGAAAGATTGGAGGAACTGAATCACTCGGTGTACATATTCTACGGGGACAATGATATCATCTCCGTAGACACGCACCTTCCCCCGCAACCCTTTAATCAGGTCGCGGGTAGGTGGAACTCCTCTCTCGTAGCTAATCGCGGAGACGATGATGGTTAAAAACACCATCGCCTCTACGGGGAAGCAGAGAGCTGAGCCCATCGACGCGAACTTGAGCAGGGGTATTACACCCTGTTCAGGCACATCGGCCTTCGTTGATCTCGTCGCCTGAACAGCCGAGGATAACCTCGGGAATCCAGAGAAGAGTTCAAGTACATGCCGATTCAAAACACGGTCAGATGCTTCGCTCAAATCGAGCGTAGCGAGGCGGCCATTGATGCTGCCACTGAGAGCAAGAAACCTGTTTGGCTCTTGTTCTTTGAATCCGACCAACCCGCGTCCGAGGTCACAGAGCTCACCGCGCCAGGATGGCGTGATTGGGACTCCGTGCTCAATCGCATCGACAAACTGATGCGACAGAGATTGCTGACAGTATTGCATACTGGCAGGTTCCTCGGCGATGATGCGGGGCGTCTTGAGCGTTTTAGGAACAGGCACGACCTTAACAGGTCGCTCCTGCCCAGGCTCGAGAAACTCGACACGGTCCAGCTGGTAGTAACTGCGCCAGCTTGGGAGAGCGTAATCTCCGTAAGGAAATTCGTTCTCCAGACGAGAGGGCCATTGACTGATCGAAAACTTCGCGTTGCCGCGAATTCGGTCAGCCGTAGCCCCCGGACCGTTCCTGGGGACGAGGCTGAACCTACTGGTTGGATCGATAGCTTTGCAGCTAACGAAATTCCTTCCGGTAGGATCGACTTCACTGAATCTTAATGATTCAGGCAACAGATGTTGAAAAACATCTGTCCCCGTCCGCTCATGACTGGCACATGCCCTACCGTCTTTCGACGGAGGAAAATCCCAGTCATGCGCAAGCTGATGTGTGTCTTGAACAGAGTTCTCGACATGTGCAAAAACATCAGCCCATAGGAGGGTAGACGCTTTTCGGAATAGGGGAAGAAATTCCTCAAAGCTACGAGTGTCTAACCCTTCGAGCTCTTCCTCAATCTCAACGTACCGTCGCATTGCGCGAGAGGTCCGCTCTTTCGAGCAGACTCTCTCGATCTTACCGCACAACAGCGTAAGCTGCCGTATCGATAAGATGCAATCAATACTAGGTACATCGAGGAGAGTTCCATCAGTGTCAAACACTTGGTCCAGGAAACCTCGAAGAAATTCGGGGAGACCTCCACGACGTCGGAAACCGACAAAGTGGCTGGGACCAACGGAGCCAGCGTCAAGGGCTTGTTCAAAGTCCTTGCCGAACTGGGGAAGAGTAATCGTTAAAAACGATTCTCCCTCCGATTTGACACGAGCCGCGACTCTTTCTGAGTCGCGGGCGGCGCTAGTACAGCACCAGCTGGCTGATTCATTGGCCAGCTCTCTCCACAGAGACATCAGGTCTTTCATATCGCTCCTCCTTCATAAGGGGGTAGGCGAAACCGTAGTCTCATGTGCTCTTCGGATTAGCTCTCGCCACCGACAATCTTGGTGACGTTCGCGCCCGAAGAAGCCGTCAGATAGCCCGTGAGGGCATCGACGATCTGCTTAACCTCGGCAATCGTGTACCCCGTCCGGGGTGTGTCGATTACGAGGTGCACAGCACAGGACGCCATGACGTTGACGCCCGCGAGAAGCGGGTCGGCAGCAATCTTGGAGTGATCGAGACGGATGAGCCGCCGGTTGCGCTTTCCCAGAGAATGGGAAATCGACAAACGGACGAGCCCATCGTCCTTCGTAAAGACACCAGAATTGGTGCCCGACGAAGTCCGCGGAAGCGAGTTAGCGACCGCGTTGATCGTGACTGACTGTGGATCAGAAAACATGAGACATCTCCATTGTTGAGTGATACCGGGAAATCCGGTAACGTGGTGAAACACCTCTGGGTTTTAGATAGCCCAGAAGCCACGGTCCCCCTTACCATCGGGACAAGCCCAATGCGGAGACGATGGCGAGCTGTTTGCCGGACAAACCGTCAAAAGCCACGCCGAATCCAAATGGTGTTGCAGGGGTCCTCGTCTTCGTCTCTTCGACGAATTTGTGGTCCATGCGAAGGCCTTCTTGGTCCTGGAAATAACCCCAGTCCCAGACTTCCTTCTTAGTATGGCACATGATGTAGCCATACCGCATCACCATGCCGTCCTGGCCCAACGCAGAGACATTATGCATGACGTCTCCTGTGTTGCCAAACCAGTCAGCGGCCCAACTCCACGGCGAGAGGTTCCAGAGTACCTCTGGACTCAGATCTACTCCCAGAAGTTTCCGGGCGTAGGATCCGTATCTGCGAATTTTATCATTCGCAGAATTCCCGATCGGCAAGTAGTAAATGTAACTTGCTTCGAACCACTTCTTTTGGACAGTGAGTTCCGATCGAGACCCTCGCGTGAAGAACCCGTTACCACCAATCTCAGAGAAGGAGCAATTCCTCACCTGATAATTCGTGATATCGGGCCACTCATATCCCCGTTTCGTAGCCACGTTCGCGTGCTCTTGGTAAGAGCGCGTGATCTTGTCTGCGTTGTTCACGGTTTTCGCAAAATCACGAATTCCGCGAACAAAGGGGGCCCAGCCAAACTCTACATTGAGATACTCACCACCTGACTTTCTAGCCAGATTGGTTTTCTCCATTGCAGAGGCGCCTGGGATGTTCGGAAGACCCTCAGCTCGAATCTCACCTATAAAGGTAGAGAGATCGAAACTGGGGTTCGTTGGCTCGGTTCTTGCAATGGCGGTTGTACCGTCTGCAAGTAGCTGTGCCGTCGAAGGATGGACCTGCGGATAGAGGTCGACGACCCCGTCCGTAGGGTACGCAATGCGTACATCCCTGGTTCCCCATTGAGGCCCGTACCACTCTACGAGTGGAAACGAATGCTTCTCTGGGGAGAACGTGTGGATACTTCTATCCACACGGAAGGGACCTCCACCGCTCCAACCGTTTCCAAGTTTCAGGTTATTGAACGTGACTACAGATTCGTAGCAGTCCAATCCCTGAGAATAAACAACCTTGTAAACGGGCTGGCCCCAAGACGCGCGATCATCACCGCTAATTACTGCGGTTTTGAAGCGACGCGACTTGACGGCCATAGGAGCATGTCTTCCTGTGAGTGTTGATTGGATGTACCACCTGATGGCAGTACTAGCGTGGGCGCCTCCCTTTCGGG